CTTCTAATATCGCTTTATCAGAGTTTATTTTACTAAGACTTGCTTGATAAGTTGCATAGGCTTGAGCATCTGTAAATTTAGTTCCATCAGTTGCTGTGTATGTATTTTCTCCAACAGGAGTTACTGGTGCCTTTGATGTAATAGCAACTTTTCCAGTTGTAGGGTCTACAGTTGCTTTCTTTGTTGGAGATACTTGATTGATAAGTTTAGATGTGCTTTCAGCACCTGCAACAGCATCAAGTTGTGCTTGAGTCTTTCCAGTTGTTCCTATTTTTTCTGTATAATAACGATCATCATCTGGTGTGTATGCCATTGCCTACCCCATAAATCCGAAGTCTTTAAGGACTTGTTGTGTAGCGGATGCTACTTCTTGATTAGCTTGCTGTGTGTATTGCCAACGATTATCTTTACGTAAAGCCTTTTGATAATCGTAAAGGTTCATTTCACCTTGTGGTGTGATAGCACTACGAAGTACTGGATCATTAAGGCTAATTGAATTTGGATCTTGAATTTCTAATGTAGCAGCCATAGTCTTCTTGTAAGGACTATAGATTGTTGCTAGATCAATACCATTAGCAATCATTTTCTTGACAGAATCAGGCTGACCTAATGCTGCAATATCACGAATTTGTTGCTTTATATTATCAACTTTTTCACCTTGATTGATTGCTGAAATCCAACCAGATAATTTATCACCAAAATCATTGTTAAGGTCTAAACCGTTAGCAACTGCTGTTTTTTGTAAATCAGATGCAGTTGTGCCAGCAGTACCAGTTATATACTTACCCTCTTTATTAGCACCAAACTTGAGTGCTGAATCAATTTGAGATGAACCAGTATAACTATTAGCAGTAATGCCTTTGTCATAAAGAGACTTTGCTAGAGCAGAGACTTCTTCAGGAGTATTGGATGCTCCAGTTTCTAAAATTTTGTCATTGATAATTGCTTCATACTCTGCAAGACCACGACCATAAGCGGTTGTCTGTTTGGCTTCAAGAATCTTAGTAAGATCATTACCAGCTGCAGCAATCAACTTATCATAAATCTTCTTATCACTAAGACGTTTTACTAAGTCTGGTGCTTCATTAAGAATTGTATCTGCTTCAGATTTAAGTGTTTTGTTCTTATCAATTGCACTGATAATAAATTGAACTGGATCTAAACCTGTAGTAGTTCTAGTTCCATTTGCCGTGTACTGAACCATTGTTGGATTCTTTGCTTGTGCTGCAGTAAGTGCTTTAGTAAAACTAGCAATTTCTTCTGGTGTAGCATTTCGCTTTAAACGATCTTGGAATACCTTATTGATTTCTGATTCAGCATCTGTTGCACTATAAACTGTTGAATAAACGCCTGTTGTTCCAGGAGTGCCTATCCCGGTTTTACCTGTACCAGCAGCTCCACCACCAAGACCAATGTCAGCAGTAGGTGCAGTAATAAAACTAAGAAGATCTGTTCCTTTAAGTGTTGCATTTGGAAGCATTGCACGATTACCGGCAACTGTACCCAAAGCCTTTTGGAAATCTAAAGACCACTTGCCATCAGTAGAACCTTTGTAAACTGAAGGAAAATTCTTCTTTAGATCAATCTGTGCTTTGGCAAGGATACTACTATTAGCAGGATCTGAAAGAAAAGTAATGATTTCATTAAGAGGTTTTTCAGGAACAGTTCCTGCGCCACTAGTACCGCCAGTAGTACCTTGAGCAATTACTGGAATTGCTACCTTTGGTGCAGGCAAAGCAGTTACCGCAACACCAGCCTTTTGTGCATCATCAAATGCTTGCTGTGCTTTTTGGTAAGCAGCAATATAGCCTTCTTGACCTTTATATCCAGCAAACTTTCCTTCTGCTTTAGCAAGTTCTTCAATAGCCTTGCTATATACAGATTGTGCTACCTTGCTTTTAGCAGCGGTAATCTTTGAAGTTTCGGCTTCTTTTTTAGCACGACTAAGTTCTAGGTTAGCAGCGTTCTTTGCCTCTTGTGCAGTCTTGTAATCTTCTACAGCTTTGTTATACAAAGGTTCTAGTTTTGCAATTGCTTCTTTATTTTTATTCTTAACTGCAAGGTTGTAGTCACGCTCAAGACCACCACGACCACCGGTACCATTAAGAATGTCATAGGCTTTTCTTGCCTTTTCGGAGGCAACGCCAAGCTCTTTCTGGAGTTGATCTAAACTCTTAGCCATTGGTTAGTCTCCTAGTAGTCTTCCGAATAGTACGTCATATGCCGCTTGTGTGTTTTCATTGTATTTTGCAAGTTGTTTCATTTGAGCAACAGTGTCATCTTTAAGCATTTTTGCTAGTTGCTGTGAACTTCCATATTGGTCATATGCCATTTTATTGTCCTGATATGTCTGATACAACTGTGACATTTCACGAAGTCTTGCTTCTGTCTTTGGACGAACATTAAGATTTTTTCCAAGCATTGCATTAAGTTCATCTAAAGTACGAAGACGATCAATAGCCTTCTGGCTTCCCTTTGAAAGTTCTTCTTGAACTAATGGACGTCCTGCAAAGAACACAGATTTCCACTGGTCAAAATCTTTACGCAGTTGTGTACGTTCATAATCTGTATAAGCAGTAGACAAGGAAGCATCAAAAGAATCCTTCTTTGTGTAATACTGGTTTAGATCCGCTGCTGTTTGAACCTCACGAAGGTAATCATCTACACGCTTGTATGTTGTAAGTCCTACGCTCTTCATAGCCTGGTAAGCATCCCAAGAGAATCCACTCTTGTGAGGGATAAGGAAGCCTGCAGCTGATGGGTATTGGTCGAACAGACCCTTATTTTGCAATACAAAGTTACCTGACTCAGCAGCATATCTTAATGGAGCAATAGTCTTCTTTTCTGTTTCAGTAATAGTAAATGGCATTTCATTTGGATAAAGTTCTATCCACTTAGCCATAGCAGCATTTACATCTCCTGGATACTGATTAAGTAAACCATTCCATAACTGCTTAAAGTTTGCCTTGCCATTATCAGAAATCCATTGTTCCATATCAGATTTAAGTTGAATCTGTGGTGAAGCAGGGACAACAAAGCCAAGTACAAATCGCATTGCAAGAATACTTTGTACAGTTGTTTTAATTCTTAGACGATAAGCCTCTTGTTCACCTGGTGTTGATGGAAGAAGATTGCCGTCTTTGTCGTAATTCTTTGGCAGTCCGTGACCTGATGCTTCTAAGTAAGTAACGCTTTTACGCCAGGCGCTTGCATATTGTGAGTTACGCTCATCTGTATTCATTGATGCGTATAAACGGTTAATATGTGCCGGTAAGATTGATGACAAGAACGGTTGTCCAGTTGCATACTTACCAAGTGCATAACCTTGAATAGTATCTGCTGCGCCCTTATCAATGTTGCTTACTAGGCTAGATAGAGTCTGGATACTAAGACCGGCAAGTGGTCCAGATAATGTTGGAACCATTGAATCTGGGTTCAAAGATGGTGTAAGCATCTTTAGCTGTGAACCAAATTGTATTGGAAATGGGACCTTGAACTGATCTCCAATACCTAAACGATCCATTGCATTTTGGACTGCGTTATATACAGGACCAATTCCTGGGTATACAAAATAGTCTTGACCTTGGTCATCCTTTTGTACCCAACCTGAGTGAGTAATACCTTCGTATGTTAAAGCACCCTTAACAATAGCCTCTGGGTTATAGCGAACTACACGGTACATACGACGATAAAAGTCTTCAGTTGCACGATAGAAACGAGCAAAGTTACGTGATGAGAAAGCAATCTGTGTACGAATCAATGGGTTATCTACATATTGTAGAACCTGATTCATAGCGCGTTCTTCAACAATTTTAGCCAATTCAACTTTTGCACGCTCTGTTGCAATAGTAATACCGGTAGTATTGGTTGCATCGATACCCTTTGTATGGGCATCAATCCACGCTTGCTCAAATCCATTTTCACGCATTTGCTTGCGTACTTTAATCATTTCTTCAATGACCATAGGTTGACGTGACATACGTGCGTTAGCCATACCAAGGAATGTCCAACCATTTGTCATCAATGATGACGTAATCTGACCAGCTTCTACAGCAGGAATAAGTGTTGGACCAACAATTGCGTGTGGAATATCATTTGGGTTAGTTGGAAGATCATCAATAGATAAACGTCCACTTACTTGATAGTTACCATATTTGTCGCTAACGCGAACCTTATTAAGAAGTTCTTGGTTAATCTCACCGTCACGCTTAACAAAGTGACTCTTAGAACGTTGAAACGCTAAGCGAATAATACCTTCTGAATCCATATCGTTTTGCAAACGAGCATCTTTTAAGAACTGCTTGCCATCTTTAGTATCAAGCCAAACGCGCATATTTTTAAGCGCCTTTGTTTCATCATCTAAATTAGCAATAGCAATCTTGCCTAGATCATCATTAGAGTAACGACCAATTTGCATAAGCCAAGAGTACATAGATGCTTCATCTTGTGGATTAAGAGCCTGTGGCTTGAACCCACGCTCACCTGGCTTCTTAACAAAGTTATCTTTAGAAGGTGCAATTTCTAATGCGTGTACACGCACACCCATTTGACGGGATAGATTAGTTGCACGAGTAATGTAATCATTACCGGTAACGTAGTTAAGTCCACCTTCAGATGCTACTGATAAGGCATTTTCAATGTCGCCAAATTGAAGTTGTTCTGTTAACAAATCAATTTCTTCTTTATTCATTGCGCCTTTGCCCATAGACTCACGGAAGCGATTGATGCGTCCTTCAGTTAAAGCACGAGCAAAGATCTGGCGTGATTGCTCTGTAATGCCACCTTGTAATTCTTTACTAAGGGTAGCAATTTCTGCTTGGTGCACAGCAATATCTGGATGACCTTTAGGTAATTCTTTAATTAGTTTGTTGATATTAGCAATCTCTGCTTTACCTGTTTCAAACTTAGTTTGAAGCTGTGTAAGTTCTCCTGTATACTTATCAACATCTTTCTTATTGACAAGACGCATTACAAGACCTAGTGGATTATCTGCCCAATTAGTATTGCCTTCTACCTTTTTAACTGCTTGAAGGTATGTGTTAATACGGGTTGAAAGTACGCGGCTCTTAGCCAATCCCCAAGGAGATTCACCAATTGCAAGGCTAACCATAAGATCTTCGCCTGCGTTACGAAGAGCATAACGAGGGCCAGCTAAAGTAAAGAATGACCAAGCACTAGTCATCTTGCTTGCAAGATCGCTATTGGCCACACCGATCATCTTCTGGAATAGACCATTACGTGATGCTGCACGGTCAATATCTGTAAGAGTTGGTGCTGCTACGAAGTTAGAAAAGTCAGATGGCAATGCACCCTTATCACGGAAAGCATCATCTAATCCAAAGATTGCATTAGTCTTACCAGTAAGTTGACGAACAATTTGCTGCCCTGGAAGAGTTGTGTTCATCCCACGGATCTCAGAAATGGTCTTCCAAAGTCCGTAGTAAACGTCCTTCTTTTTACCTACTTCTTCAATGCTATCAAATGCTTGTGCAAGCAACTTTGATTCACGTGTTGGTAAAACCATTACAGCTAGGCTATAAATTTTTTGTGAGGCATCTGGCGCTGTTACATCAAAGACATCGTCTTTGAACATAGGAGCACGTGAAAATGCTGCCTTGGCACGATCAATACGGTACTGAACATAGTCAGTTGAAAACCGTGCAATTTTCTTAGAAGGTGTTAGTGCAGTAACTTTATCAATAATAGCCTTTTGATTATTGATAATAGTTTCAGCAATACCATCTGAAGTTGATGCTCCACCAAACCACATATCATCTACAAGTTTTGGACCTACTGCATCTAGGCTAAATACTTTACGACCAGTAGTGACCGCTGCGATACGAGCCTGACGAAGTGGGTCCATACGAGGAATGATTACTCGCTGACGTCCTAGTTCACCTTTAAGCATTTCATCTAGTTGCTTAGTATTTTCAAAGAAAGCCTGTGCTGTTTTAGCATCCTGAATAGGAACTTTAGGAGTAAGAAAAGATTTGATAACTGAATCGCCAAATTCAGGAGCAAGTGTTGTTAAATCTCGTTTAGCAATAAGTGCTGCCTCTGGGCTTTTAGATGCTACAGCTTTTGAATAATTATTTAATGCTGCACCATATTGGTCCCAAAATGTAATTACCTGTGGGTTAGCAAATACTTCAGTAACTTTGTTGCCACCTACCACAACATCTAACGCATATTTGCTTACATCATAAGCACGCTTTGCTTTACCAGCAATAAGTAGTGGATCTGCAAGAACACGATATGCCGCATCAACTGCGCCAGAAACTGCCTTATAGAAAAGACCAGATCCTTCTAATTCTGCTGGAGTTACAAGATTTGCAACTTGACGTCCTGGAGAATACTTAGCAGCATTGACCGCATCAAGTGTATCTTGAAAGTTAGCACGAGCTGCTTTAATGTCTTCTGGGTTAATCCCCGGAATAACTTTATTAGTAGGATCTGCCAGCATCAGATACTTCTTTTGCTCTGGTGTAGCAGTTGCTAAAATCTTTGCAGGATCTTCTTGAGCAGCAAGACGCTGAGCAATATCTACTGCGTCATTTCCCCATTTAACCTTTGCATCAATGATGCGTGTAGGGCTAAAGACTTTATCGCCTTTGTCATTTGCAATAGTCCAGGCTGTTGAAAGGTCTACGCCTTGATCTGCTGCAATAGCACCAGTGCGATATGCACGAGTCATTACATCTGATACGTTACCAAGACCAGCAAGAACGTGACCACCGGCATAACCAATAGCATTGCCAAGAAGACCGCCTGTATAGTGCCAAGCAGTACCCAACCAACCACGTTGTGGTTTAATTGCTGGATCTTCGTTACCAAAATTCTTTTGTAAATTTTGTTGTTGTTCAGGAGTTAACTGGTTGTACTTAGCATTTGCTACACCAGATGGAAGATTAGAAAGTTCTTTATGAACTGTAAGAGACTTATTAAAAGCATCTAATTTTCTTTGATCTTCTGGCGATAACCCTGCTGCGAAAGCTGCTGCTTTTAGGCTATCAGACATCAGTTACCTTTCGCTAAGGCATCCTGATACAAGACAGCAATTTCACCTGTTGTGTCGTAAGGAAGCATCTTTGCTAAAGTATCTGAAATTTTTTCTGATGACTTAGCCATTGACAATACATTAGAACCAGCACCTGGTCCTATATCTACACCGTGTGTTACTGGTTCTCCTGGGCGTTGTGATGGATCAAATAATCCAACACCTGTTGGAGCTGCTGCCCCACCGCCTGTTGGGACTGTTGGTGCCTGTGAAAGCATTGGTGACTTAGGTGCTGTTGAAAGAGGCGCACCTGACTTATCTGCATTGTATGCAGTTGCATCACCATAAGATTGTGACTGGTATGAAAGATCAGTACGCTTCGAAAATGAGCCAGGACCTGATACACCCTGCATTGGGTTAGTGCGATCTTCAATCGCCATTTGTATCCTCCTGAATAGTTTCTAAATCTTGTGCGAAGTCATCCCAAATTTTATTAACTTTGGTTTCGCGGTTTGAGTGGTAAATTGATAATTCCATTAAAGACTCTGCAAGGTTTGTAATCACTTGACAGATATTGTAAATAAACTCTGTAAATATAACTAACGCATCAGTAGGACGTACTGGACGTGGCACTTCATTATTGTTATTCACGCCCAGTACTCCTGACTAATAATTACTTACCCTTCTTAACCATCTTGCCTGGCTTTGCAGCTCCAGCAAAAGGCATCTTAACATCGCCACCTTTTACCTTGGCTCCTGCTCCTGCTGCGCCGTGGATAGGCTTTGACATAGGTGCTGGTGCTTGTGATCCTTTATTCATATTTCACCTCCCTAGAAGTTATGCTGCGCCGCCGATTGATGCGAGCAATGATGCAATATCTGGCTTACCTTGAGGTGCGCCTTGTGGACCGCCAGCAGCAGGGGCTGCACCGCCAGGTTGTTCCATACTTGGCTGCAAGGCAGAGGCGGGAGCCATACCTGCTACTGGGGCTTGAGGTTGCATCGCTGCAGCCTCTGGCTGTGGCTCTGGCGCAAACGCCTTCTCCACAACATTTTCTATTGTCAATCCCTTTTGACGTCCCTTAATCATTTCTGCAAATGATCCTAGGATTTTAGAAGGGTCTTGTCCTTGTGCAATCATCTGTGGGATTGCTAAAGCAGTCTGTCCGATAGCTGCACGAAGAGCATCGCGCATCTCTTCGATGTCAACCTTCTGCTCTTCCTGAGTTACGTTAATCTCAATAGGAAGTTCACGACGAACATAGTCGCGTGAAATAAGTTTATCGCTACGCATCTGTAGCAAAGCTACTGTTGCGTTGTTTGGATTCATACCAGACATAATTCCGTAGCGAACATCTACAGTGTAATCACCATTGATTGCCTTGGAAGGAATGTATTTCATTGTGTAAGGTGTGCCGTCATCGACGCCACGGATTTCCTTGATGCGATTACCAAAGATCTTTTCATCAGTCTTAAAGCACAGTGCAATCAATTCAACAAACATATGTGCAAACTGTGCTTGTGCTGCCTTGATCTGTGTATCAAAACCAGCCTGTAATGCTTGTACACCACGGCCTGTAACGATAGATGCGTCTGTGTTACCGCCACGAGTTTCAGGATAACGAGCACCGGTACGTAGTTCACGCTCAAGGACCCCAGATTCTGCAAAGATTCCAGGTGGTAGATCTAGTGGAACACGACGGATGTTCTGTGGCTGGGATGAACGCATAATAGAATCTGGTCCAAGGGCCAGTTCTTGTACATCCTGTGGAATAGCAATAGGTGCTTGAATAGATTTTTCAGCAGCCTGAACCTGAAGTACTGCAAAGCGTGCACGAGCAAGTTGTACACCGAGCACATCATCATACTGACCACGTGCTTCACCATCGATAGATGGGCGCATTGCAACGCGAACCATACATTCACCGATTGGGTTTGGCGTATTAGATAGAACTAAGTTCTTACGCTCTGGTAGATAGATCATATCTTGGTCTTTGTCGTGGTAGCGAACTAAAGATAGATATGGAGAACCTGGTGTGTATTGGTTTCTACCTACGATGTCTTCGTAGAACTCTGGGTACATAGATGCCAATGTCTGTGCATCCATACCAACGATCTGTGTTAGAGATAAGCAACGACCAAAGCGGTCAATCTCTGGGTATGAACCAAATGGGTTAAGCATTTTCATAATTGGGTTGTTATTCTCGTAATCGAGTTCAACGCGACCAATCAACATACCGTAAGTGTTGTACCAATCTGCACCTACGTACATTTGTGTACCTAGTTCAGATCGATCTACATAGTAGTTTGCAATACGTGTACGAGTATCTGCAGCTTTACGAGCAGAATCAGATACCATATTAGAAGCGGTACAGTTAAAAGATGGAAGTGGTGCCATTGATTCAGCAAGGTCGCGAGCAGAGACGTCGATGATATTTGCGACGAGAGGCTTTGGATATTCCTCTGAGAACATAGCAGGGTAAACCTTGCTGATGTCTCCCTGACGCACTGAAAGGACATCACGCATACGACCATCACGCGCTGCGTACTTGGTCTGTAAACGAGATACCTTAGCGGTGACCTCTTTAATTGTTAGCACTAGTAATCCTTAATTAGTAAGTTAAGCCAGCGACCTTAGTTGGCCATTCGACCTTGTCTGTTGCAAGAGCCTGCGCTTTACCAGCTGCATACTTGCGATCTACTTCTGGGTTCATCTGTGGTGTCTTTACAGCACCCTTATCGATGTAATCTTCTTCTACAGCTTCTACCTTGTAGCTTGGATCTATTGCCATTGTTGTTCTCCTATTAGATGAATGTCTTATGCTTTTCTGCCAACATCTCATCGATGTTAACAACAATTCTTTTTCCCATTTCAGCGCGGGATAAGAAAGGATTCTTTAAGTGGTGCGTTGCGTACTGACCGTAGTTGAGCATCTCACGTGCTCTGATCTCACAGAACCACAGCGCCATCACCATATCGGTCTTGCCTTTAGTAGTTGGCGTCCAGGTTACAAGTTGTTCAATCAGAGATTTAACGTTTTCTGTTTGGTCACTTGGTAAATGGATTAAGTTATCTCTATGGTGCTTACCATCTGGTTGCTTAGTACCAAACAGTGTTGCCATAGATGCCACACCGAAACCGGTATCCCACTTGTTGGAACCGGTATGGTGTTCACGAAGGATTACACCACGTGTTGCTAGGTGCTGACGGATACCTTCGTCTTGCGTTAAGAAAGCCTGGAAAGCGTTCTTCTCAATAATCCACTCACTGGGTCCGTAAAGAGAAGTCCAGTTAATAATAATGTCGCGGATCTGCTGAGGCGACGGTCTAGTAATTTTCATAACGTCCACGATGTAGCGTTTAGATGTAGCGCGATCAATGGCGTAGCAAACAGCGGCGGTATCGCCGACAATTGCTGGGTCCATACCGCAGATATAGGTAAAGCCATTCAAATCTTTAGGATGACCGGGATGGCCCATCTCAAGGCGACCAGACTTACGCATACCGTCAATAGATCCACGAACACACACAGGATCAAAGGCTGCGTTTTCAGATACGTCCTGCTGTTGATAGATCAAAGCCCAGGTACTAGTATCCATAGCTTGGCGTTCGTTGTATAAGTTACGACCAGACCAACGGGGATATAACCCGTCCTCGTCCTGTTCGTTTATTTCTTGTCCATCAAAGGGAGCATCTGACTTAGGCCATAGGGTAACCCACTTGTCGGGGTCTTCATCTGGTTCAAGTAATGCTGGCATAGCAAGGTAGGTCCACGGAACAAGACCGCCCGGATAGCGGTCTTCTTGGCGTAGCTCGCGGTACAGGTCTACTGATGCAACGCGGGTTCCAATAATGATTAACTTACCAGTAGGGTTAAGACGGGATCGCACGTCTTGGGTAAGCCACTTAATCTGTCGTTCAAAGTCATTAGCGTTAGACATTGTGACTGCGTCGTCTACAATAATCATATCGGCACGCTTACCGTAGATCTGACCACCGATACCGACAGCCTCGATGTTTGGGTCTTTTTCACTGGACTCACGAAGCTCATCACCAAAGGTGACGCGGGTTGCTTGCCAGGAAGCGGTCTTAGAGTTAAACCCTACGCCAGCAGCATAAGCACTTTGGAGGTCTGCATACATAGGATGCGTTAGTCTTTGCTTGATGGCGTAGAGAAAGTCAGCAGCTAGTCGCTGGGTCTGGGACACAATTAGAACACGGAAGTTGGGATTGCGTGCTACTTGCCAGGTGACGTAGTCAACTGTAATGGTCATTGACTTGGCGTGGTTAGGCGGAATGTTTACAAGGATGCGGTTATTAGCCACACCCTTTTCAAACTTCATACTGGGATGTAACCATCTTGGCTCTCTGCCTTCGATGACATCTACAATGTTCATCTGGTGCGGAAAGGTCCGGCTGTGTAGGAAGCGTTGACGAAATTCTTGGAATGAGATGTCGTGGACATCCCCGCCTTGGAACTGCTTGTCCTTCAAACCCAAACGGGTTCGGTCAATCTTGTCTGCAAAAACTTTGTCGGTACGACGGTAGTACTCATAAGTCTTCATAGACTTACCAGCTGAGCCGCAAGCGGCGTCAATGGTCATACCTTCTGCTACGCATCCTAAGATGATGCGCTTGGCTATATCTGCTGAGTTCTCAGCCACTTAGATCTCCTAGTACCGGACGGGCCGGAATAGATTTCATTTATACTAGGGAAGTTGATTATACTGGGCATTGTCTCACATAGTGAGATCTACTAGTAGATAGAACTCACCCTACTAAAAAGCACCGCAGCGGGAGTAAACTCCCGAACAAGCTACAGCGTAGTGAGGGGTAAGTACCGCTTCGGCCTAGGGGCCTACGCGGAGGGTTTAACCCCGTAGCGTAGGGTCGTAAACTGGACCTCTTCCCCACTTTACTCCCCTACTATATATAAGGCAGGAAATTTTAACCATTTCCCGCTTTTGGTACTGTGACCTTACTCACACATACTATAACCGCAGGTCAGAGCGGTATTGATCCCAGCTGATTAGGGAGATTCACTTTAGGAAATATATTTATTTGGGGAGTATACATACCACCGCGCTGCTGGTTTAACACCTGGGGTCGCGGTTTTCGGGGCAGACGGGGCAAGGTTGAGGGTTGGACACGGCAAGGGCAGACTGTCTACGGTGTTTTGCTAAGCATAGACGGGCTGACAGTACCCTCGGCACACTCTTACTCTCTCCCCTAATTGTTTAACTATGCGCTAACCCTTGCAGCTTTAACCCTTGCAGCTGCTAACCGGTGACCTAATCGCCTAACCTTGTCCGGTGATCTAGTGCCATAACCCGCTAACTATTACCCGCTAACTATTAGACATAACGCGCCTAATTGTCTACCGTGTTAGGCCATAGATCGTTATCTAATCGTTACCTAAATAAGTCACTAAGTTAGACATAACGGTATAGTACGTGGTATTTTACTCTCATAGAGCTAAACACTTACATAATCAAGCTCTATGGATAAGGGTTAGAACAATGGCTACAACACTACATCTAGGCGATTGTCAAAACGATTGCATTATCTGCGAACATAACTATCACAATGGACAGGACATCTGCGATGTCTGCGGTAAAGACTTTACATCTAAGACAGAATGGAGAATTGCATAATGACTACCTACGACGAGATTATGGAAGAGATCAAGCAAGAGATTGAACAGGGACAGGATCTAGACTCTATCAAGGATCGTGCCTATGAATACGTGGACAATTATGTCCCTGTTTATAACAATAGAATTATAGAAGAGTGGCAAGAGATGCCGGGAGATTACGACGATAGAGGATCTGCAGAACTAGGCCATAGAGAAGAGGTTACCATCATCGGCCTAATGACATCCGACTTATACATCTATTACACGGAGCTTGTTGATCTAGTGCTTAGCGATCTAGAAGAAGAATTGGAGAGTGTAGAGTAATGAAATACCTAACCCGTCGCGGATGGATTGTTCTTGTTATCTTGCCCGCGCTTATCGTAATCGCCGGGCTTGTGTGGATCTCCGGGCACGTGTGGTACGTGCCTAGCGATACCGGCGGACACTATTGTTTTGACACAATGGTCAATTGTTACGCCGATAGCTTTCACTAGGTAGGTGACTATCCTCTCCCGGGCTATCCGGGAGAGAGGTAGCCGGTACCTAGCCGGGAATTACTAAGAGAATAAGGGTTAAGTAATGAATAAGAAGACACACGTAAAGCTCGTGGACATAGAGACCCGCGAGGTAATGGGAGAGGGAGACCTCACCCCTGCAGCTGTTAAGCGATTGATTAAGCATTATAAGACTTTTGGATACTATTTAGAGGTGGTGGCGTAATGGCTAAGTTAGAGCTGCTAGTAGAGCGCGACGGTAATCACATCCTAGGCAACTTTTGGCGTGTAGTTGCGTACAAGGGAGAGAGCAGACTAGGGGAGAAGATTTACGCCGGTTACACTAAGCGCGAGGCTATGTCCCTAGCGCGTAATTACTTTACAGGGAGAAAATAATGCGTAAAGTCTTAGAAAATGGGATAAACGTCTGCCTACCTTGTGGAGACGGTTTAGATGGTGCAATTATAGATTATGAGATAGAGAGAAACGAAACAGATCCCGATTGCGATGTCTGCAATAAGTAGCGGTAGAGTACGGTAGGCTTGTTATCCTTTCCCGCGGTAGCGGGAGAGGGTAAGAGGTAGATCGCCTCAACACTAATAAGGGAGAAAGTAAAATGAAAGTAACCTGTAAAGAGAGAGAGCTGCAAAGCTACGTTAAGAGTATAGAGATTGAGGTAGAGGGAGAGACTTACCTTGCAGACCTTACTTATGATAGTTACAGCGGATACACGCTGCAATTTATTAGTAAAGAGGGAAAGATAATTGACTCTCCGCAATGGGCATTAGACTATGAAAAGCAGATCGAACCGGGGCATTGGCGCTCACTAGAGTATGACTTAGATGAGGCCAGCGGTAATTGGGAATTCGTAACCGACGTAATGAGACAGGAGATCACACTATGAAATACGAATGTGAAGTGTGCGGACACGGTGAGTACCTTGTGCTTGTGATGAGCGTGGGAGACGTAGTGTGCGAGGGCTGCGGACAATGGCAAGACGCAGAATTTAACGACGTGTGGGAGAGAGTGAGCTAATGAGTTACGAACCCGATTGGAATGACCCTGTATTTTATGCGGAAGAATTTGAGGACACTATTAAATGCTTTATCTGCGGTGACCCGTTAGATCGAGATGACATAGTGTGGGCAGATGAAGAGGGGCAGATAGGGAAAGAGGGCAACGATACAGCGTGGTGCGTACCGTGCTTACCATCAGAAAAGGGAGACAACAATGAATGAAGAATACCTACGGGCTAAGTTTAACTTATGCCTAGATCAATCTGAGAAAAACATCAAAGAGGAAGACATAGCCAACGCGATTAAGAACTTAGAGCGTGCCAACAGGGCAATGGCTCGTATCTTTAACTTAGAGGAGGAAGAGAATGAATAAGGTAACAGGCTTTACTATCTTTAATAAGCAAACAGGACAGAAGTTAGCAACGCTTCCCTTAACTATCCCTATCGGTGCAACAGTAGAGGCGTACGAGAGAGACGGACACAGCGTGAGCTGGGGTTGGGAGGAGAATAATGAGTAACATCTACACCATACACCCACCAAAATCTGATCTAATCCTATTCTATGAAGTCTTGACACCCAACGGAGAGAATGAATGGGGAGGGGCGAACGCTGAGCACGCTATCGAATGGCTATCTCGTGCTCCCTCCGGCTCCCGAGTGCTAGTATCTGCTTGGGATAGTGATGAGGAGGACGCTCATCTAGTAGGTCAAACGCTAGACATAACAGAGATCGTGAGGGCAGCTAGTTTATGAAAGAAGTCAGTGGCAAACAAGCCATTCATTACCGTAATTACAGACGGGCGAGAGACAAAGCCTTAGTGCGCCTTGCTCATCTGTATCCAGACACGTATAAGCAACTGCTTGACGAACAAAGGAGTTTTGATGAGCAAGAAGGCACTACTTGGAGTATTGCTAGTGATAGTAAGCTCACTATTACTACACGCACACGTGCGAACGCCGTCCCTGATGTCGCAGGACGTACCGATTATGAAAGCGCGGACGAAGGCAACTATGGAGGAGAAGCGTGAGAACAAGGCACTTACAGTTAGTTACGCATACGCACTCGGTTACAGTAAGAAGCAAGTCTCTTGCCTTGTCACCTTATGGACCGGTGAGAGCAGGTTTGACCACCTCGCAGACAACAAGCGATCAACAGCTTACGGAATTGCTCAACTGCTTGGAGAGAAAGATAGCGATCCTAGTATCCAAATCCTCCACGGTATTAGATACATTGGAGCAAGGTACAAAAGCAATTCGTGCCTCGCACTTAGACACCACCAACGAAAACACTGGTACTAGTGAGACTACTTGATCTTTACTGCAAGGCAGGGGGAGCAAGTAAAGGCTACGCTGATGCCGGTTTTGAGGTAGTGGGCATTGACATCAAGAAGCAGAAGCGTTATCCCTATTAGTTCATACAAGCAGATTGCTTGGAGATACTGCAAGACTTAGATTACTTACGTACTTTTGATGTGATCGCAGCTAGCCCACCGTGTCAAACGCATAGTGCAACTAAGCACTTGCGTAATGCACAAGGCAAAAGCACGGACAAAGTAGATCTAATCCCACAAACAAGGGAGAGTCTTGTTGTCAGTGGGGTGTCTTATGTAATTGAAAATGTTCCGGGTGCGCCATTGATTAACCCGGTACAGTTTTGTGGTTCATCTTTTGATCTAAAAGTACGCAGACATAGACTCTTTGAGTCTAGTGTGCAACTAACAGGTTCAGTATGTGACCACAAAAAGCAGGGAAAGCCAGTTGGTATCTACGGATCTATGCGTGATGAAATTCCGGGGGGGGGCACACTGCAAAGACAATAGAGCAAGCACGTGAAGCAATGGGTATTGACTGGATGATCTGGGGTGAATTAGTAGAAGCTATCCCACCTGTGTATACTCGTACCATAGGTAAACAACTAATAGATGTGTTAGGTTTCTAACCCTTTCCTAACAAAACAAAAAGCCCCTGTCGGATAACCGGCGGGGGCTTCTTGCTAGCACTCTATCAGGCGGGATTGCCTGCAAGAGGAAATAATTATAACTTGCGTATCCAGACTTGTAAACCACTTTCCAGTAACTCATACTCACCAGCGTGTCGTTCGAGGAAGAGATCGATGCCTAGCTTGGGAGACTTAGAGGCAGGCAAGTGTTGTCCCCATTGGTAATCATCAAAGGCCATAATGCCACCAGGTTTTAATAAAGGCCACGATAATTCAGCATCTAGTAGTGCACCAGCTGCGGTGTGGTCTGCGTCTATGTAAATAAAATCAAATAGATTACTGCGCTCTTTATTACTTATCAAGAAGTTGTAAGTGTTGTTACGCGCAGATCGCACGTTAGGGTAAGGTTCCATACGCTTCTTGTAGAACTCGTAGACATCACTAAAACTAATAGACTTATGTACCTCTTCATCGCTGCCATACCAGGTATCAACATCAAGCAACAGAGTATTTTCACCAGTCAAAATATTATCCAATAGCCATACGCTGGCGTCACCTGTATACACGCCAAGCTGGAGGAACTTCAAATTATGTTGGCCCGCTAGCGGAAATAGATACTTTCTAAAGTTAGGCTTAGCGTATGCGCTAAACCAATCGGGAAAGTCAGTCATCTTTGCCCCAGCCAGTACCCTTGAAGGTGATGGTAGGTGCATCCCACTTGCGTATCATTGGTATGTGACAGTCAAAGCAGGAAGGAGTCAGTGCCTCATCTGTAATCTTGCGTTCAATTGTTAGTTCACTCTTGCACTCGGTGCAACGATAGTCATACATCATAAGCGTACTGCCTCCTCAATAGGTAGATACCCTACCAACTTACTTACTTTATTAGAACGTGCAAACTCTGTTGTCGCTGGCATCCAGTGACTTACCCATTCAGGTTCTGGTACATCCATTAGGTCAAAAGAAAAGACACCTAACGGTGTCGAGTTAATGTAGAACGGGATGAGATCTCGCTCAGCAGCCTGCGTTATGAGCTTGCGATACTTCATCTCTTCAATCAGTAACGTGGGATAGTGAGTGTGTCTGCATTTGAGTTCAATGTAATGACCTGCTGCTTGCGAGATACAGTCAAAGGAGTCAAACACACCTGGACTTTTTACTAGATCTGAATACAGGTCTGCTTTAAGATAGTCAAAGAGTTCTTGTTCTTTCATTTCCAGGGTGTCTCCCCACCTAATTGCTTCTGCAAAGCACGCAGTGCGTTGATGCACCTGCGATCAGCGGTAGATACTGCACACTCTAGTAACCCTGCAATCTGTGCAAGGGTAAGACTCTCGTGATGACGCCAAGTAAGAAGCTGTTGCTCTTCCTTATCTAACTTGACATAACCCTTCTTGATGTCTAACAAGATAGCAAGTAGGTTGCCGCCTTCGGCAGGAGATGATGAGCCACGTGGCTGACCATCCTTGACCATCTCTTGTGCTTGTTCTAATACTGTTCCGTCAATGACTGATGCAATAACAAAGGGTAGTAACTGAGCAAGCGTTGCACGCTCATAATAGACTTCATCATTTGTTTGATAGCCAGATCTACTAGCCTTCTCCTTGCGTGCGTAGCGTTCTGCTACACGTAGCATCTGCCAAGCAATCTTCTGCTCATTGTGCCTACGCTTATCAGTATCAGGTTCACTGAGTTGATCGTTGATGTATGAAGCACGAGTCAGTGCCCAGTTGTAGCACTCTTGCTTGATGTCATCACGCTCAACAAACTTGCCATAACGCTGAGATACAGAGTAAGCAATGCTTGGAACTATGTCATAAATAGACGGGTTTAATTCAGTCACAGTCTGGTTCCGGAACCTCTGGCCATACGCCATCTAGTACCATCATTGCAATAGCTGAGTAGTTCAGTAAGTCTAAGAAACTATCACGTAAGGACTCATTGCTTGGTTTAACACCTGAGTCTAGTAAGTTGTTGATGCGTGCGATCTTGTCCCACATACGCACACGCAAACCATTGAGCGGTCCACCAGGTGAGTGAGCAATGTTCTTTGGGCCGTAGTCGTGGTGCTTACGCACCAGCAGGTTACCTGCTTGGTCCATAATGCGCCACACATCTGTTATGAAAGCTGCATCTATCTTGTCGGTGTAGGCCGTATTAACAAGGTCTCTGTTTCCATATTGATCTCCAGGATCTGGAAGCCCATATGCTGTAAAGTCTGTACCATTTGTAGCCATTCGTCTCTACTCACCTATCTTCTCACCTACTAGCAAAGCACGTGTGGCATCTGCCCCGTGTGCTAGGTAGTAGTCGTTGATGTCCATACCTGGTGGTAGTGTAACAATTTGTGAGTTCAATATCTCATTCGCCACGCGCTTGCTGAACTCAGCTCCAGGATTAGACCCGTCTTCTTTAATGTCGTTATCTCCTACTACATATATAGTTTCATAACCGCCAAAGAGTTTGGCAAAGTGTGGCTTCCAAGCCTGCACTCCAGGTACACCAACAGCTGGGATACCGAGCACTCCACTAGTAATGACTGTGTCTAACTCACCTTCGCACACCACAATGTATGGTGACATAACAGTTACATCAGTGACGTTATACAGGTGTGCCTTCTGCCCAGTAGGGCTGCCATACTTAGGCTTGGCATCATCTGTTCGTCTAAACTTAAAGCCTACGCAACTACCACTGGCAGTAATGTAGGGAATAGAGATCCATCCTTCGTGCATCTCGTGACCGTTAGCAGGGTCAACAACGGTACCTAACTGGTAGCGTGCAGCTACACGTTCAGAGATCCCACGTTCGTCTAACGCGACTAGAACTTCTGGAGTTATTTCCTGAGCGTATCGTTGCGCCGCTTCCAGTAGCGATTTCGACTGCACGCTTGAGGCCATCGTTAAACTCCATATTCTCTAGTATGCACACCAAGTTAGCAGCGTTACCGCCCTTACCGCAGGTGTGACAGAAGTATAAATTATCTACAGTATTTATGACCGCACTCCTGCGGGAATCACTGTGCAGTACGCATCGCACTGAACAGGACTTACCTTCTCTTACTTCACCGCCATAGTTGGCAACGATTGGTCCTATGGGGATTGAGTTTGCATCAACGGCACCTTTGAATCTGCCCGCTTTACGAACCCTGGACCAGTTTTGTGCTGGCATACGCACCCCTTATCATCGCACTTATCGTGCCACTGAGCTGAACGCCTGTAATGGGTAAGGCCGTTCTCTTCTCCTGCCTTATGACAGTTCTGGCAAATCATATTCTTCTACCGCTTCTTCTGCGTCTGCTTCTTTTAATCTTTCAAGCAACTCTGCATCTTCTTCTTTGATGATTTCAATTGCTTCTGCTACTGGTACAACTTCTTGTACCGCTTCTGCTGGACCTGTTGATGTGCTGATAATTCCTTCTGGTACTGGTGTCATTGTTTTTCCTTTAACCACTCTAAATGGATAGATCCTTTTTCTATATGTCGTTTGATTAAAGATTGTAAACCTTTTTCTGAACTACCTATAATCGTAAGGCCACAATTGCAAGCCTTTGAATAGTGCGGTGGTTCACTATAAGTATAAGTTCCTTCGTTCATTGCTTCTCCTTTAGCCATTTCCATCGTTCAAAGCGAACGATTTGTCTTATTGATCCTGCTGATATATTAAATTGTTGTGCAAGTTCTGGAACATTACTTGGACGTGCTCCGTTAATACCTGGTTTGTAGTGCTCCCTGATATAAAGGACATCTTGTTCTTTCAACTTGCAATTACCGTGTCTTTCGCCACGCCAATCCTTGTGCCTATTCTTAGCAACCATATCTTTTGAATTATCTTTATGAGTTCCAACAGATAAATGGTTTGGGTTTACGCACACTTTTACGTCGCACTTGTGCATAACTACCATCCCTTGTGGTATTTCACCAAAAGTAATCTGATAGGAATACCGATGCGCCCCAGTGTTTCTATAGTTACCGTAGCCTGATTTAGATACACCGCCAGTCCAAAGCCAGCAATCATTTTGCTTATCAACTTTAGACCAAAAGATATCTACCTTTTCAGCTTCGGTTTTTTTCTTTCCTAGCGTAGTCATTGTTTACCTTTCAACCATTGGTCAAGTGATTCAATGACCCAAGACTTTTCTATGCCAGCGTTGCGACGCTTAACTACAACGTAATGCAGTGGTACTTCCCCAATACCTCTTGCCTTCGCGTAGTTAAGCGCCTCAACTTCTGCTTGCCTCCAGAACTCCGGCAAGGAAAGGGTTGCCGTGTTCTTGAGTTCTAGTATGTATGTCTTTCCGGAGACAACACATACTAAATCTCCTTCGTCATCTTTGCCTGCCAGCCTAAGTCGTTCAGCTAGCACACCAAGACTACGAAACCATTTCATTACATCTATCTCAAAGGCTGCCCCTTTGGCTTTATTGTACTTCGGACTGCTCATCTTTGCCCGTGTCATAGATGGCTTTGCCGTCTTTATCAATCTTAATCTTAAATACTTTCAGTTCAATCAACGCCATTACTAGGTTAGCCATATCAGCTTCTAATTGTTTGATGCGCTTCTTAACATACTGGATCTCTGTGTTACTCATTGACCTATCGCTTTCTGCCACTCATCAATTGGCGTATAACTACCATCATATCCATTGCGTACATCTTTACCTAACATTGTGCCATACGCATCTTTGTCAGAGATCTGACAGGCAGCATAGTTGGCTACCAAAGTTACATAATCAGAAGCATCTGCTGTGTGCTTACCAAAGCGGTTCTTCACCGCTGCTATGTTGAGATCACCACTGGCTGGGTCAAAGCCTAGCGTTAGGATTAACGCTGGCAACTGACTGACCTTACCGTGGATAGCACGTCTTGCTGGTGGTCTAGTAGGTGAACCATACTCAGACTGTTCAGAGACGTGGTGCAGTACCAGTACACAGGCTTCGGTCTTGCGTGCCATATCGTGAAGCTCCATCATAATCGCACGCAAGCCTGCCCATTCATTATCTGTTTCTGCTGCTACGTTCATTAAGTTATCTATGACAATTAGTTCTGGAGCAATGCCATAGAGTTCAACGTATGCCTTGATCTCTAACTCGATATCATCGAGTGACGGACTAGAGTCAAAGACCCACTTGATATGACTTAACTTCTCAAAGTGTTTGTCATAGTAATGGGAGTTACCAGATAGGTTCTGTTCAACTGTTACCTGGTTGTGACCAGATGTATGTGCAGCAGATCGCAACATTACTGTTGCTGTGTCTGTATCTGCTGAGAAGAACAAGGTAGGTACTTTTGCTCTGATGCTGTAGACCAAAGCAAACATAGACTTACCTACGTTGGGAGCAGCAGCTACCATACACACTTGCCCTCGTCGAAACTTAATCTGTTTAGGTACAAGATCTTTCCACACATCCGGCAGGGGAGTTGCTTTGGTGAGGACTGTTCCCCACGCACGCTGTAAGCTAAGCATTAAACTCCCCAAATGGAATAGTGATACCTCTTAGTGTACGAATCCTTGCTCTCTTGCCGTGGGTTAATCCACCCCAGATACCAAAGCGTTCGTTTTTAATTCCCCACTCAGCACACTCTGTTTGGTGTCTGCAGTTACCACAAATAGATAGAAGTAAATCAATCTCTGGTGGTTTCTCTGCCTCTGGTGGGTAAAATAGTTCTGTATCTATACCTCTACAGCGTGGATCCTCGAAGTTCCAAGGCCCTCGCACAGGTTAACGAACCCAGATAGTCTCGCACTTATCTGGTGAACCCTTTGGAGAGTTACACATATAACCCTGCCAAGGACCCTTAGCTGATGTTCCTGACTTAAATGCCATTGGTCCGTGCTTACAAGACTTAGACCCTGGTGCTTCAACATAGTTAGTTATAGGTGGTGCAACAACTGGTGGGTTTTCAAACTGCTTTGCAATCTGCTCAACCGTGCGTACTGGTACTGAACCTAGTTCTGCTGATGTTGATTTGATAAGTGATGCAACCATTGATAGATCTGTTAGACCTGTTTCCAAGTCTTTGATATCTGTTGCGTACAAGTTGATGAGCGATCCATCGCCTGTCTTAAAGTTCACTTGGAACTTTGTGTTTTCGTTTGCAGCCATTTACTTTCCTCCGATAGTTTTGATGTTAAGTCGTACAGATTCGTTACCGACAACCTTCGGTACAAACCCTAGAAGTTTCTCAACTTCCTTTGCATCAACTGTTTCTCTACCTTTAACAGTAGACCAGCTGATTTCTACACCACTAGGTGTTACTCCAGTAGTACCCTCGAAGGATGCCTTCAAGGAATCTTTTTCTTTTTCTAGCTCTTTGATCTTGCTGTCCAACTGTAGATACAGCAGTGCGTTCTTGTCAACTGCTTCGTCCTCAATAACTATTTCACTAAGGACGATACGTTCTTTTTTTAAGCCACCACATCCCATAGTCTCAGACTCATCATAGTATTGGCAGTAGTCTTTACAAAATGATTGGTCTTTCTCAGGCTCTGGCAAAGTTTGACTTGCCTTGACATTTGCTAACCACTCAAGTGCTTCTAAAGCGATGCTTTCATCATAAGGTTCTGTATGTACCTTGACATCTTTCTCAGCACCATCACGAGCAATAGCAACAAGGTTAACCGTTTTAACATTGTATCCATTCTTTGATAGTAAGTATCCATAAACCTGTACCTGCCAACGCTGTTGCTTGGATGGGAAGTAACTCAGGTTCTTTATCTTGCTGGTCTTCCAGTCAATGACAGCACCGGTGCTAGGTATAAATAAATCTACGTGTGCTTTCATATCACCATAAGCAACAGAGGTTTCAACTAAATACTCTTTGCCTTCTGGATCTATGTGACCAATAGCCTCTTCAATTGCAGCGTGAATAGCAGTACCCATAATGGCAGCCAGCTTTGATTGGTTCTCATTGGTATGTGGTTGTGCATTTAATCTGTACCAGACCTTGCGCTTGCAACTACCAATCTCTGATGGACCAACCTCGGTCTGCATACTGCGGTCACGACTTGCATCTTTGTTATGCAGTACGTGCAGCAGTAATTCCTTTGGATCTTCTATTGCCACTTGCGGTCATCCTTCCATTGCAACCAGGTATCAAAACCATAAGCTGCTATGAAACCAATTACAAAACCAATAGCAATTCCTATTAACATTTCAACTCCTCTCTTGGATCTCTAACTGTATGGGTGGACTGGTATTGATGTCAAGAACCGACGCGATCTTTACTGCCTTTTCTGCCGCTATCTTTGCCATCTCTGGTGTTCTGTACATTTTGCTTTCTAATCCGTACAAAAACCCCAGCGCATAGTTACCACCTGAGCCTGATGCAAACAGACCACGCTCACTAGTATTAAAGGACAAGTCCCCGCCTACTGAGAATAAGTTGGCATCAAAAGACAACAAGAAAGCAAAGTTCATTTCCTTCTGGTCTGGTTCATAATTATTTTCTTTGAACGCAGCTGACATACTAGGCAATAGTTTCCCACCCATAAAACGCACAGGATCTTCACCACGATATAGCGGTGGCTTCCACGAGTACGCAAGGATATCGCCAGGACGTGAATCACCGGTTAGACCTAATAGGTATTTACCTACCCAGATTATCTTAGGAGTTTCGACCGAGATGATACGTTGATCGCCATCAGTAATTTGCGAGTCAGCTGCCATTACGACGAAGTCGTTACTAGAGATCCCTACCAATGTTGTCATAGTTACTAGTCTACTACGGCGTGTCGTAAGACACATACTAGGCTCGCCGATTACAATATGAGCGATAGCGAATTTACAGTGGCCCCTTACGGGGCCGAGGCTTTAGCCGAGAGGCGACCGACCCGCAGGAGGGAGCCGTGCCGAGCAATATGGTACTCCGTCTACTCACCCTGCCAAGAATGAACCGCAGGCGCAAGCCCTACGATGGCATTAAAGAGCCTTACGGGGCCGATCTGCGGGGTTTAGGACCCATCCACGTCTGTACCTGTGGCTCACAAGTCTTTAACGTTATGTGCTCCTTTGAAGACTACGAACTAGTCTGGTATTTCCTTGATGCTACTTGTGTTTCCTGTGGCAATCTTGTCATCGTTCCCTGTTCAGTAGACAAAATTTAGGCAACAAAAAACAGGCCCCCACTCCCGAAGGAGTGAGGGCCGTATGCCTTGCAGTCAAACTTTACTTAGCTTTAGTCATAGTCAATTCGTGCTTAGGATTGGCCCAAGCAATTACTACTGGTACTACTGCTAACCAAATTGCATTAGCTGCGTGCTTCCAATCTGCTGCTGCAAAATCTAGTGGGGACTTGCCGATAACTACTACTGCTGTCAGTGCGTTACCAACGAACCATTTTGCCCACATATCTAGTACTTTGTTATTGAACTTCATTTGTTCTCCTAGTCTTTGAACTTCGGTGACCCGAAGCCAACGATAAATACTGGCAACTTCTTTTTGTTGCTAGTCAAGTACGCACGAACTTTCTGTACTACTTCTCCACCATTGCGCTCTGATGAAGACTTCTTCTTGTTGCCAGATGTATTACCTTCAATAGTGGTAACTGTTCCATCTTGGTTATCTTTGACCACAATACCTACGTGATCTATTGGGTTACCGCCCTCTGCAAAATCAAAGAAGACTATGTCCCCAGGCTTTGGCTTGGCAGTAACAGCGTTGCTCCAGGAACCGGTACCTTTAAACTTCTCAGCACCAAGGTGTGTGCTTACGACATTTGGGATCTTAAGACCAACCTGATTAGCACACCACATAACAAAACTGCCGCACCAAGGTAGGAAATTAGCCTTAGTAAACGCGCCATACTTTGTTTCATTGTCCTTTGGTCCTTCTATAGTTCCAATTTCTTTTGTTGCTACTGCTAGGAAATCTGCACGCTGGCTCATTAAACCTCCAGCTTAGTCTTGATAATTGCTTGGTTAATTTTAAGTTCAGTAACATCTTCACAGATAGCATTAATCTGGTCTTTCATAGAACCGCCACCATTTTCATACAACTGATATTCAATGCGATCTAATCTACGATTCATTCTGCTAAAGAACTTATAGGCTGCAGTAAAAATAACTATTGTTTCGCAAAATGCCCAGATACCTGAGAACAATAAGCTGCCATTATTGATAAGTACTGCTGACATTATGCTGTCCTAATCGTAACTAATAGTAATCCACCATAACCTGAGTAACGCTTATCAGTAGGTGTACGGTTAATAAAGTCCATCTCTTCAATCAAACCAAGGTATGACTCACCAGTACGGAAGTCTTCTACCTTGATTAAATCTCCAAGATTTTCGACAGCCTGCATATTCAGCAAGCGGTCATAGGCTGAGTTTTCATAACCTGATGGGTTATTAAACTTATCCATCTCATAGTCATAGAGTTCTACTGGATACTGGATAAGTCGTTGACGTGGAATAGAAGGCAATGAACGCACCTGGTAGCCAGTAAACAATGGCCCAGCAGATGTATCGTTAACTGATCTAGTCATTTCAAACTTAAACCCAAGGTACTGCTGAGGTGTAGCAGGGTATGGAATACCAATTTGTGTAATCAGTGAGCCCTGTTCAAAGGTACCAATTGCATACTCAGTATTAGTTGAATCAATGGAGTAGACGTTTAACCCACCATTGGTAGAATCAAAGCGTGGCTGTAAGAACTTAAAGATCTTACTTTCAATTGTGTTATAGCGGATGTAGCCAATACGCATTGTTCCCATTGAGGTAAGTCTTGTTGCTGCCTCAATATAAACCTTGCCATTTGTTGTTCCATTATTAGAAGTAACAAAGGCTAGGCGTGCAGTGTTGCCTACAAAAGCACAAGCAGTTGTATTAAACCCTGTAAGGGTTGGGTCGTATAGATCCCAAGCGTAGGCATATACCAGATCTGTTCCCACTCGTTGACCTAAGTCAACACGAGTAACTCCAGGGTTACCATCTACATTTGTAGTACACCATAGGTACTTGTCATAACCTGCAACATCATAGACTGGCTGTGTTGATTCAAAGATCAGTGGGCCATAAGCAATAGAACCATCTGATACAGAAACATCTGCAACACGAAGACCTAGGCTTGTACCAATAGCCATATAGCCAAGGTAGTAATAGATCTTAAAGACTACTTCACCTACTGGAAGTTCAGCTGCAGTAATAGCACTGGTCAATGCTGGCATTGCACCAGTTGTGGTCAGTGTAAATTTCTGGATAGTTGATTGGATTCCGTTATACCCTGATAAGTAGATAGCAGCACCGCTTGATGTAATGCTGGTGTAAGTAAAGGCTGCGTTCGGGTGGCTGTAGACTGCAGTAGGCAGAACTGTTGCACTTGTTGCAAACTCATAGACAGAGTTATTAACTGCCATAACAAGACGCTCTTTAGTAAACTCAATAGCAGCATTGGTTACCACGATAGATGCGTGCGTAAACATTTCTGTTGCTGCTGTGCTTGAATCTAATGGGCGCTTGTTAACCTGTAGTTTGTTAGTACCAGTCTTATTAGTTACCCAGTAAGCAAAGGTGCCATCATCGCAGACAGCATAGATTGGATAATCAGTACCAGGTGTGTAGTTGACAAATGAAACTACAGTTCCATCTGCCTCTACCTTGTTGATCTTATAGCCATCCCAGATAAGGACTGCGTCTTTGCTGCTGTAGCGAATAGATCTAGCAGATTGGTATGGTCGCTTGTTAGTCTGCAAGCCATTAGTAATAGATGAATAACTATCTACATCTTTAAGTAGGGTTGCTTGTCCTTTGTCCCAGACATTAACGCCCTTGCTGTAAGTGTATTGAAAGCGAAGCGACTCATCCTGTTGTGGCTCATAGAACTTAGCACCTTGACCCAAGTGGAAACTTGACTGTGATCGTAGCCACCAACCGGTAATAGTCTGCTCACCTGGTTCACGGCTCATATCTACTTGGTTCTTGCGATACTGAGCAGTGACTCTGCGATAAGGGTTATCATCACTAGTAGTCAAGAAGAAAGGCATACCAGCAAAGGCTACGTCGTAAGCAATACCAGTAGCTGAATAACTTTGGCTACCTGCTGGATTGGATAACGGATAGGGAATTGCATCCGTAATGTCTGAGCCGTATGGCATTTGTAATCCTTATGCTAGTAGGAGTTTTGCTTCTTCTGCTGTAATGCCCAATTTATTTAACAATGCTTGTCGTGATGCTTCTTTTTCGGCTTTGACTATTTCCATTGCTTCGGCTTGTGCTGCATCAA